GCAAGCCGCGCAGTGATTACGGAAAGCGTTATTAAGTCAATTCAACGCGAAGCAAACAAAGCGGGTTGGACGTTGGAACAAGCGTTGGCTGAATGTGCCGCACGTGGTTGGCGTGGCTTTAAAGCTGATTGGGTCATTGAAAAGCAAACAAGCATGACCAAGACAGGGCAAATGAACCAAACAGTTATGGCAGGCTTAACTCGCGGACTTATGGGAGGTGGCAACAATGTCAAATTTATCGAAAATTGAATTTTTGGAAATTGATGATGGCTTGGATTATTTGTTTGCTCGTTTGAGCGCAATTTATGGCGCAGGGTTTGCTCGTCATTGGGATGGGATAGAACCCGATTTGATTCGACAAGAATGGAAACGACAACTTGGCGATTTTTTAACTTATGTCCCAACGATTGATTACGCCATTGATAGGTTAAGCGGCGATTTCCCGCCAAGCGCAATTAAGTTTCGGGAATTTTGCAATGCTGGCCCTGCTGTGCCGCGCAAAGAATTACGCATTGAAAACAAACCTGCACCTGTTGACCCGCAAGTGGTTGCTGAAGCCAAGCGCAAGCTGGCGCAAATGCGCGGTGGTCAAGGCGAACAATGGTGGCACAAATGAATGATTTGTTTGACCTGTATCCTGAATGGGTTGGAATGCCAGAATTTGTGCAAGAAAAAAAAGAGCCATACAAAGAGCTAATCGTAAGATTTGAATCTGAAAAAGATTTCAAAGAATTTCAAGAATTGATTAGCCAAAAGATGACTTTGAAGACCAAAAGCATTTGGCATCCATTTCGGTCACATTGGGGTTTGGAAAAAAAGATATACAAACATGAATCCTAATTTTCCTGTTTACATTGTTTCGAAAGGTAGAGCTAGCAATGGCTTAACAACTCGCGCACTTTATGAAATGGGTGTGCCGCATTACATCGTGGTAGAAAAAAATGAAGCCGAGCAATATCGACAAGGTAGGTGCTACGGTGAGATTTTAATTTTGCCTTCGTTGTACAAAACGCAATATGAATTGTGTGATGAGTTTGGTTTTGACAAGAGCACAGGGCCCGGCCCTGCAAGAAATTATTGCATCGACCATTCAGCTTCACTTGGCTTTTCAAGGCATTGGGTCTTGGATGACAACATTGATGCCTTTCATTATTTAAACCGCAATGAAAAATTTGAAGTCAGAACAGGCGCAACCTTGAAAGCCGCAGAAGATTTTGTTTGCAGATATTCCAATGTTCCTGTTGCTGGCTTTAACTACTATGGGTTTTGCAAAAAAAATGACAAAGTGCCGCCATACATTTTGAACACAAGAATCTATTCTTGTTTATTGATTGACAATCATTCCAACTATCGCTGGCGCGGAAGGTATAACGAAGACACTGATTTGAGTTTGCGCGTATTGAAGGATGGTCTATGCACAATTCAATTTAATGCTTTTTTGTGCGGAAAGATTACAACTCAAAGAATGCGCGGCGGTAACAGTGCTGAATTTTATGATGACGAAGGAACATTGCCCAAAAGTCAAATGCTTGCAGATTTGCATCCAGATGTTGCTAAAGTAGTTTTCAAGTTCAACCGTTGGCATCATCATGTTGACTATTCAAAATTTAAAAATAACCGACTGATAAAAATTGTAGACACTAGCAATTTTGGAAAAATAAATAATTACGGTTTGGCTTTAATAGATTTGTAAATTTCAAAAATTGAAGGGATAAAAATGAATCGCCGCATTGCCAACTTAATTCTGGACAAATTTAAAGATGGACAACCAACTTCACCACAATCAATCGAGCAAGCCCTTCGATGGACAGGCGACTTACCGCAAAAGTTTAGCCCACCTAATTTGGATGGCTGGTCTGAAAGGCGCAAAACAATACGCATGGCAAAGGGCAAAGCAGTTGGACTCTGACCCAAGCGGAATGTATCGCGGCATAGCTGATGACTTAACAAAGGCAATGAATGAAATACGCAAAGATTGATGACAATCAAAAAATGATTGTTAACGCGTTGCGTATTGCTGGCGCAAGCGTTCAATCATTGGCGGCAACAGGCAAAGGTTGTCCCGATTTGCTGGTTGGCTACGGAGGCATAAATTACTTAATGGAAGTTAAGGATGGCAACAAAGTGCCAAGTGCACAAAAATTGACCATTGACCAAGAACATTGGCACAGCGTTTGGAAAGGCGCGGTGCATATTGTTAAGAACGAAAACGAAGCATTGAAAATTTTGAAAGCAAAAAATGATTTATCGACTTGAAAACCCCAAACAAGCACACGCATTGATTTTGTCATTGTGGAACAAAATAAAAATGTCATTGGAAAGCGGCAAATGCTTAACAATGGAAATAAAAGACGAAAGCAAAACACGCGACCAAGAGGAGATGTATCACGCATTGATTGGCAAAATATCAAAACAAGCACAACATCAAGGCGCACAATGGGACGCGGACGATTGGAAAAGGTTGTTGTTGCATGAATTTGCAAAGCAAGCAAACTTGCCGCAAGGCAGGATTGTTGCCAGTTTGGACGGCACAGGCATTGTTCAGCTTGGATTGCAGAGCAGAAAATTAACAAAAGAACAAGGAAGCGAATTCATAGAATTTTTGTTTGCTTGGGCGGCACAAAATGGCGTGGACTTAACATGAAAAAACAATGCAAGCGCAAGATATGGGCAAAAGTTAACCCCATTGAATACGCCATTACAGGCGCGGCAATCACGACCGAAGACAATCTGGACAGGTTACGCATAAGTGAATTAAGCGCGATTGAAAGCATGGTCAAAGGCAACGCCACGACTGGCGATTGGCGCGTGTTGGTTGATATGCTTAACATTGCCGAGACAATGGGCAATCACGGCATCGGCATTGAAGTTTTGCCAATATGCCAAACAGTGCAAGCGGAAATGGAAGCCGCCGCGCATCGGTACGAAAAAACCCGCAAAATGGGGTTAACAGGCACAGGCATCCGTTACATCAAAGAGCTATACGCATTGCACGACCTTCAACGGCAAAGCATTAGCCGTGCGGAGTTTGAACGCATGATTGAAAAAACCATCAATTACATTCGTTCCAATCATCACCGCGTTGTTCACATCACATGAGACAAAAATTTAATTACTGGCGAAGCAAGCAACATTTGAAAAACGTGGCATCACTGCCATGTCAGCAATGCGGCTTGGAGGGGCAAACGCAAGCGGCACATAGCAACCTATCAATCCACGGCAAAGGGCGGTCTATTAAGGCTTCTGACGAATACACGGTGGCATTGTGCTTTGCTTGTCATCACGATTTGGACGCGGGACACGGCTTAACAAAAGACGAAAAACAGCAAATGTATTTCAACGCATTGCGGAACACTTGGTTAGAATTGCTTGAACGTAATTTGGTGGTGGTTGACGTACCAGTGCCAAAGGTGGAAAATTAACAATGTTGGCAAAAGCGGATGCTGGCATTCGATACGCAAGGCAATTGCACCAGTCACAGCGAGTAGCCAACAACCTCCAAAGGAACATCATGGTTAAATTTACCGCCAGCATTGAACGCAACGAAGCCCAAGGCGATGACCCGCTTATGCAATTTGTGATGTGTATGCTTCATTCACGAACCAACGCACATTTGCAACATTGGATGACCGCAAGCCGAAGCGACCATACAGCGTTAAGTTTGTATTATGATGGCATTGTTGATTTGCTTGACACGTTTGTGGAATCGTTCCAAGGTCAATACGGCAAATTGCATGACGTAATGGACGGTTATGTATTCCCAGCTATCAAACCATTGGATTACTTTATGTATTTGGCTGATGAGATTGACACATTGCGTAAGCAAAATGGCTTTCCTCAAGACAGTTGGATGCAAAACATTGTTGACGAAATGCGGGCGTTGGTATCGCAAACCATTTACCAATTGCGTGAATTGAAATAAAACAGGACACGACATGACAGCACAAATCAAAATTGTTTACAAAAAAACAGCGGATTTAATTCCATACGCCCGAAACAGCCGAACGCATGATGAAGCGCAAATCGCGCAAATTGCCGCGTCCATAAAAGAATTTGGCTTTACAAATCCCATATTGATTGACGGCACAAACGGCATTATTGCTGGACATGGGCGTGTAATGGCGGCGCAAAAATTGGGCGAAGAAAAAGTCCCGACCATTGAATTGGCGCATTTGTCCGAACATCAAAAACGCGCATACATCATTGCCGACAACAAGCTGGCATTAAACAGCGGTTGGGACAATGAAATGCTTATGGTTGAAATGGAAGCATTACAAGAGGCTGGATTTGGCGTAGATGTGCTTGGCTTTGACGACAAAGAATTAAAGGGATTGTTTGGCAAATTGGACGATGCGGAAGACGATTTAAAAGAACCAGTCGATGAAAGCCGCAATTTGTTAATGATTGAATGCGAAGGCGAGCGCGAATTGGAAAAATTGTTTGCCGAGATGCAAGAAAGGGGCTTTGAATGCAAAATTTTAAGTTAACACTTGCATCGCCAGTCGCCACATCATTTCGAGCAACCAAAGCGGCAAACAGCCTTGACATTGATTCAGAGAAAAAATCCGTCCATCATTTTGAAGTTCAAGCCGACTTAACAACGCCATTTAATATTGGCTTGATTGTTGGCGCATCGGGTAGCGGCAAGACAACGCTTGCCAAACACATTTATGGCGATGAATGTTTCCGCGAAGTGTTGGACATGGCGCAACCTGTCATTGACCAATTTCCTGAATCCATGTCATACGATGAATGTGCCGCGATGCTGTGCGGCGTGGGCTTAACTGCTGTGCCGTGCTGGATTCGTCCCGCATATACGTTAAGCAACGGACAACGCGCACGTGCTGAATGTGCATTGCAAATGGCGCGTGATGACATTGCCATGATTGTCATTGATGAATGGACAAGCGTTGTTGACCGCACGGTTGCCAAAGTCATGTCGCATTGCATACAAAAACACGCACGAAAAACAGGAAAAAAGATTGTGTTAATGTCTTGCCATTACGATGTTGTTGAATGGCTTAACCCTGATTGGGTCATTGATGCCAACAAACAAACGTACGAAAACCGGAGGTCACTTTGGCGAGACTTCAAGCGCACTGAACAAATCCAATTTGACATATACGAGACCACGCGGGGCACATGGCCTTACTTTAGCAAGTATCATTATTTAAGCGACCGTCTTGCTGGTGGCAAATGCTATTATTTTGGCTTATGGTCAGGCGAAAATCAAATAGGATTTTTAGCATTTTCTAATTATGTGCCACATCGTAAAGGCACAAAGATGCAATTGCATTTCAATCGCTTGGTTATTCATCCTGATTATTGTGGGTTTGGCTTGGGCATATATTTCCTTAACAAATGCTCAAAGTTAATCGCTGATAAAGGTTACGAGGTGATGGGTAAGTTTTCAAGCGCACCTGTTTACAACGCATTAAAGCGCGATAGCAATTGGCGATTAAATGATGTTAAACGCCAACATAAAGTTATTGTCGGTGGTTCAATGATGCGCGGAAAGACAACGGGATATGCAAGAGCAAATCAAGCCATTGCTGGAATATCGCATGGATTCAGGATGGATGTTAAAACATGGTCCTTTAAATACATTAACAATGCCATACGCGCCGTTTAATAGCGTATGCCGAGAGCTTGGGTGTAAACAGCCACGCAGTAAATTAAACAGCTTTTGCCTTGACCATGGAGGCATGAATCACATGGGCAACGGCGAGACAAACGCATACAGCGACCCCGCATGGCGTTCATTAAGGCGCAGGCAATT